AACGGGGACCAGAGCGAGGTGCAGGTACAGCAGCAGATGCGGGATCTGGAGTTCCAGCGCACTGATCCGGTGACGGTGGTGATGGGGTGGGACCTGAACTGGTACTACCGCTTCACCAAACTGATTCAGAAGCACCGGCCCAAACTGGTGATCATCGACTCGATCACCGGCTGCTCCAGGGGTTCGGCGTTCGATGAAAACAAGAAGGAGTTTGCCGGTCCGATCTACTGGCTCAGCAACAACAACGGGCGGCTGTTCCCGGCCTGCACGATCCTGCTGGTGCACCACGCCAACAAGACCGGCGGATTCCGGGGTTCCACGGCCATTCGGGACGCTGTGGACGAGGTGTGGGGTCTGCGGCGGCCCGATAAAAAGCAGGTTGAGGAGGTGGGTTCCAACGCCCGGATCATCACCGTTGAGAAGTCGCGGGCTGGCCGTGGCGATTCGACCCTGTTGATGAAGCTGGAAAGCGATTTGACCTTCTCGCTGACCGACTTCGTGAGCGAGCAGCCAGACAGCGGGCCGGCCTCGGTGGTGGATCGGGTGCTCCAGCGGTTGCGGGCTGCGTATCCGAGGGCTCTGAGCCGGTCTGAGCTGGCTGCAGACGCCCTGTGCGGGGGAAGTGTCGCGGCGATCCGCAAAGCGACCCAGCGGCTCATTTCCAGGGGGTTGGTGCGGGTGGCGGAAGAACGCCCCAATGAGAGTGGCGGTACCCCCATTCCTGCGTTCCAGGCAATTACCTCGTGTGAAAAGCCCCAAAAACAGTGTCCAACCGCCAAAGAAACCAGTGGTGGACTGGAAAGGACGGTTGGACAGCCTAAAAACGTGTCCACCACCCCCCTGACTGGTGCACCAGAGGCCCGGGGGGAGGTGGACAGCCAAAAGGGGTGTCCAACCGCTAATTCCAGTGCTGGAGAGCGATCTGCCCCGGTTGGACACGTTTTAGAGGTATCCCCGCGTGAGGCAAGAACGGAGGGCGAATTGGATCGCTTGATGGAAGAGGCCGCCAAGATGTGGGACTGATCTGAGTCAGAGGTGCTACAGTCTTGTGGCACCTTTGCGTTTTTTATGGCGACACGGAGAGTCTCATACTCAGTCCAACCTGAGACAGTTACAAAGCTTGCAGCCTTAGCTCACTGTCAATACCGCACAGCGAGCCAGCAGTTCGATGTCATTGTTGCTGATGCAACTTCTGCGTACATCGCAACTTTAACTTCAAAACAACACGCTGAATTTTGTGCCCTCCTTACCAGGTTCAAAAAATGATTAAAGCTATCGAAACTTGCTACAAAGGGTACAGGTTTAGAAGTCGTTTAGAGGCCCGCTGGGCGGTGGCTTTTGATACTATTGGGCATAGATATTTATACGAATATGAAGGGTTTGAATTACCTAGCGGTCGGTATTTACCAGATTTTTATTTCCCAAATTTAGATGTATGGGGAGAAGTAAAGCCCTTTAATTTTACGCAAGAAGAACTGCAAAAATGTGCTGAACTTGTGGTGCATACACAAAAACCGTGCGTGCTTCTTGTCGGTATGCCGGAACCAACAAATTATTACTTTCTGTTTCCGTGGCGTGACGATGATTTTTACGATGCTTACCCCGATCAGCAGCTAATAGAAGGTGTTGGTTGCGATGATTGTGATTTATGGTGGAGATCGGAACGATTCTATGTTGGTACAGGAGAAGCCAATAAAACTATGACTAGGTGTTTTATAGGAACTAGTGAAAAACCTGCACTAGCCGCAAAAGCTGCCAGATTTGAGTTCGGGGAATCCGGCTAAGCAGATTATGGACAGGCCACCTAACTTTTTCCTAGGGCTCATGCGGGCTGCCGCGTGGCTGATCTGGAGAGAACCCGTGGCTAAACCTGAACCGCCTCAGCCGAAGCGTCCCAGGAAGCCAACCTTGGGTTACACCGTCGGTGACATCCCCTTCGAGCTGCTGGCGGTCGTGCGCGTTCAGTGGTACCGAAGGGGCCGGGCGTATGAGGTTGAGGAGTACCAGATCGTTGAGTCAGACGATGCCCACGGGCAGTTTCACTACATCGTTGGGACGGCGCTCAAACAGGGCGCTGACGTTTGCGTTCTGACTCAGTACCAGCCGGAAGACCTGGGGGTTCCAGCGTGATTCCGCCGGTGGTGGTCTTTGGGCTGACGTGGCTGCTGGGGATGCTGGTAGTCACTGTCTACCTCACCCAATGGGCCACATGAAGAATTGCAACAGCCCGGCTGGACGCCTAGCTGGCTGTGTGCAACAGTAAGGGCACGCCCGCAACGGCGTGCCTTTTATTACTGATTGACATGGACGATTTCACCTGCACCAAAGTTGACAACACCAAGCTCAGCCCGTGGTACTTCGCCGTCCACTGGTCTGCGATTCAGCTCCAAGAAAAAATCGTCGATAGCGAGCGTCTCGGTGTAGACCCGACCTACGACATGCTCCAGCTCCAGCAGCTGCAGGACCTGGAACAGTTCTTGAAGATGAGTTGGGATGCCTGGATGGACGGCATCGAAGCCCGCCAAACTGCACGGGAGGTCAAATGAGCCAGGTACTGGAAATTGAGGATCTGTGGTTTGAAGATGGTGGTACTCGCCTCTGTGTCAATGCCGTTGTTGACGACATGGTTGTGGTCATTCCGCAAAGCCACCTTTATCCGGCAGAGTGGGGGCCTGCCTTGTGCAGAGGCTCCTTCGACCTTCACGAAGAGGATCTGATCCCCGCCAGCGATGACGGACTCCGCCAACTCCTCACCAACAGAATCGACGACTGGGCCCCAATCGACACGTCTGATTGGGACGACTGAAGCCCGCGAGCTTCGGAACTCCGAGGACTACGACGATTGGGAGTACGGCACCGAGCCAATTCCCGGCGACACGCACTGGGTCAAGGCGAAAACCCTGACCCAGCTGTATCGTCACCTGATCTACGTGTTTGCCACCAGCGACACGATCTGCTCCAGCAGACTCGCCAAGCTGGCCATCCACGAGATTCTCAAGTTGCGTCTCACGGATCTCACCCGGTTACGCCACCAAGACCCCAGGTATTTCGCATGAACTTTGACTGGTACAACGATTACTATCGGCAGTCCCGAGGTTACGGCCCCGGTGAAATAGCCGATCTCTATCGGCAACCTGCTAAACCCTCCACCTCCGTTCCAAGGGAATTTCAAGGGCGTTTTGCGACGCCTGCTGAATACGACGCTTGGGTGCGCGAGCGTTGGAGCATTTACACCAACGGCTATTGATGACTGAAACCAACGTGGTTCCGTTCTACAGGTCCTTCCTGTTGAGCCAGACCGTTTACTTGGACAAGATCAAGGACATGCCGCTTCGAGACTTGGAGCTGCTCAACGTCGAGACGTTGGCAGCCCTCAACGAGTCGCGGCACAACTACTCCTTTATCGAGGACAAGCACAGCGACGATGCCAGCTCAGAATTCCGGCGCATGAAAATCGCCGGGTACTTTCAGGCTGCGCTCCAGATCGAGCTTTCTTCTCGCTGATCCTGTACTACACTCTCACCGTTCTACCAACGATCATGCACATTCTTTCTGACGAACAGTTCCAGCAGATCACCACTGCCCTGGAGCACGCCTTCGTGGCCATCAACGCTTGCCAGCACGTCGAACTGGACGTGACCAAGCCGGCAATCGCACCAGTAGCTAAGCCTGTGCGTGCAACCGCTACCCAGTCTCAACCTAAGACTCGTGTGTCGCGCCGCAAGACGCGGGCGGCGTTGACGGAGAAGAAGGTGCTGGAAATTAAGCGCCAGCTGCAGGTTGGTGGCAAGTCGGTCGCCAAGATCGCTAAGGAATTTGGCGTCCACAGCACCACGATCAACTGCATCAAGTGGAACAAGACGTGGAAACACGTGTCGCTCCAGCAGGATCAGCCCACCACGGTGGTGATCTGAGGTGTCGATCCTGTGTGACCATCAGATTGTGTCGCTGGTGCGGCGGAATCTGGTAAGCCCTTACGACCAGGAGTTGCTGAATCCCGCGAGTCTCGATGTGAGACTCGGCGAGAACGTGTTGGTGGAGTCACCGCTGACGCGCCACATGGTCCATCGCTCCATCGTGGGGCACACGCAGGAGGAACCTTTCTTGCTCCAGCCGCATGAGTTCATACTCGCGGAGACGTTGGAGGAGTTCCAGCTGCCTGACTGTATTGCTGGGCAGCTGGCGCTCAAATCCAGCCGGGCTAGGGAGGGGATTGAGCATTTGCTCGCTGGGTATATCGACCCTGGTTACAAAGGGCGGTTGACGCTGGAGCTGCAAAATGCACGCGCTTTGCATCCGGTTTCATTGTGGCCTGGGATGCGGATTGCACAGATTGTGTTCCACCGCATGTCGATGTTGCCCGGCAAAGACTACTCGATGACCGGCCGTTACCACGGCGATACCACCGTTCAGGAATCCAAAGGATGAGCGATTTTCAGTTCCAGGTCAGCGACGCGGTGCATCATCCCAGCCACTACACCGCCGGGAAGATAGAAGTCATTGACATCTTGGAGGATTGGGTCCAGCACGCGCCCGACGCTGTGGTTGGCTCGCTCCAGTGGCAATGCCTGAAGTACCTCAGCCGGATGTGGTTGAAGAAGGATCCGCTGGAGGATGCGGAAAAGTGCCGGTGGTATTTGAACCGGTTGATTAACACTATTGCAACTGAGGC